TGCTAAACAAAACGCCGAGAGACTGCACGGCGCTCCCAGTAATGGTTTAATGTAGATGAACAGTCCCTATTGTCTGTTAGGTATCCACTACTACAGAAATGACTAAATCAAAACAATCAAAACAGTATAAAACTGCGTCCTGGGCGAAGAGTTTGCAAGACCCTTTCCATGCTCCACCCGCCCACATTCCGGACTTTGAGACTAATTCAAGCGGTACGATCACTTCCCGTTTGTATTTTCAGCATGCACCGAATGCTTACACAAGCACCACCGCAACCCACACTAGTGGGATTGTAATCTTTCCGAATCCGCGAGCCCACGTTGTGGAGCTCGAAGAGACGTCTGCTGGCAACGCCATCCTTTCTGATCTGTCCAGTTCAGGGAATGCGTTGTATAATGCCCATGACGCCCCTAATTTGGCGGGATTCGGTGATGCTTGCAAGATTCGTATGACAGCCTGTGGCGTGAAGATTACGTATGCTGGCACAGAGCTTAATCGTGCTGGTGAGCTTGTATCAGGCTCTGCACAGTTGGAGTACCCAGCTTGTGGCAGTGTCGGCTGCACTCAGCTTAGCCCGTTTAGCACGCTGATGGGGCCTAATAGTTCGGCTGCTTGGACGATGGCCACGATCCGTGGCACTTTAAAAGACTACGAGGAGGCTCGTGTTGGTGATAAAACGACTGAATTCTTCTGGCTACCTAACGGAGTACCATCATATTTCCGTTCTGGATCCAACGCTTCCAATTTGGCGGGTACTACTACCTCCAATGGGGCGGCGGTTACAAATAGCTTGTACGTATCCGCCAATGGTGCTGGTGGACCGTCTTACGGGGAGAATGCTCTCGTTGTGATTATTTCTGGTGATAGTACGACTTCGAGCGCGAATGGCAACACTTATGACATCGAGGTGATAACTCATTGGGAGTTGATTCCATCACTTCTCACTGCAGTTGTTTATGATGTCACTCCTTCACTCAGCAATCCTGCTGAGTTGTCGGCTGCCATGAATGCTTGTTCACGTGCACCAAGCAATATGATCCCTATCGCCACTCCTCAGCAACCCGTATATAAAACAAAAACGATGAAAAATCAGGTTTATGAGTTTATTGAGCGTAACCAAGAGCCCATCTATCAGGTGGGCACCACTCTGGTCAAGGCAGCTGCTCGTGCAGCTCAACGCCGGACTGGGCGTATCCCCGTATCTAAGCGGCTGGAACTCTAGTTGCTGTCTCTTCCCTCTTAATTTCTTTTGTTCTTTATGACTGGTTATCTTAAACCACTGTTCAATTTATTACCACTA